TCTCTCGCCGCGCCGTCTGACGCCGATCGACGGCAGCGGCGAGAGAAAGGGCGGCTCTAAAAAAAATGTTAGTAGGAAACGCAGGAATACAAAAAAATAACGCTGACGTAAAAACCAAAAAGTAGACGTTAAAACGTGCGTATACACGCAAAAAACAAATATGCAATATGAATTAAAATATTTAGCGTTGAATTTGTAGTCTTCCAAACATATTGCAGATTGCATAGCATTCATTGCACATTCCACATTTGATTCTTATATTTATATCATATTCTGATTAACCATGATATGATATATCTTTAGCATGAACTATAATTTCTCGTTTACACATACATATCTGAATCTTATTAATAATTAGTATAAATACCATATTACTGAAACATATAAATAATTCATTTTATTATTTATAAAACAAATTTAAAACAATTTGCATTATAAATAATAAAATGAATTTATATAATCCATATGTCTTTACCTTAGCACCTATACTATATATAAATTATATATTAGAATGTGTTATTAGTAGCAATTATGATGTAAAAAGTGCTAATGTCAGTACAAATAGTAATAGCATTATTAATTACGTTCGTGTATACAATATTATGCAAATTGCTCTGTGTTCATATATGACGTATGGGTTATTTCCGATTGTGTCAAATGGTATTACAAACCCGTTTGGAATAAATACCCCATACAATGACCGACTTGAATGGTTTACAAATGTTCACTATTTATCTAAATACTTTGACTGGATTGATACAGTTATAATAATTAAGCGAAAAAAGGCGAGTCAATTATCATTTCTTCATGTATATCACCATAGCACAGTTTCAGCCGTGTGGGGGTTTATGTTATATATGGGGCACGGCAACGGAACTGCTGCGTTTGGTGCTTGGATTAACTCTCTTACACACGTTTTAATGTATAGTCATTACCTTTTGGCGTGTTTTAATATCAAAAATCCACTCAAGAAATACCTAACTATGTGGCAAATTACACAGTTTTATTTATGTTTTACTCATGGTATCGTCATGTTATTTGTATACCCAACATGGGAAACTTATTTGCCATATAAATATTCGTGGTTATGTGTATCATACCACACATCAATGATTGTCTTATTTACATATTATATGAATTATGTTCCAACTATATTAAAATTAAAAACTACCTAATTATATATGATTGTTATTGATGGAGTATCTTACGACTTTACTTTGTTTGATCACCCAGGCGGAAACGACATAATTAAACTATTTACTAATGAAAGCACTTCAAATGACCTTACTATGGTTTTTGTTTCCAATCATAGTAGAGTATTTCCTCACAATAAGTATAAACATCTGCGAACACAAATTATACAAAATGAAAAAAATGTAATAGATACATCTATCTCGCGTTATACAGATTACTTGGAATTGATAAAAAATGTAAAAAATGCAAATATTAGTCCTCTACCTACACAATATTATTGGATTAAGGTGTTTTTGCTATTATCTTCTAATATATATCTTAATTATAAATTATATATTAACTGGAACTTTGGAATGGCAATGATACTTGCATATATAAATGCTCTTATAGGACTCAATATTCAACATGATGCAAACCACGGTTCTTTGTCTTACGATAAAGATACTAATAAAATATTCGGTTTATCTCAAAATTTAATAGGTGGAAGTAGAAATTTATGGATTGTTCAACACATGGTCAAACATCATATACATACTAATATATTAGGCAAAGACCCTGATACGGATGGAATGGGTATCGTTAGAATAAATAAATACTCTAATAAATACTATTTCCATAAATTGCAATGGATATATACTTTAATTGGTTTACCTTTATTCTCCTATCAAATACTTATTGTTGAATTATACGAATGTCTTTGTAAAAGATATTTTTTTGATTTTATAACTAAAATCATTTTTATTTATCTTAATATTGTTAAACCATATAACGGTTCTGTAGTCAGAATAATAGAAACACAATTGCCTATAATGTTTACTGGTGCTTATCTTTCGTTTTTTTTTATATTAAGTCATAACTTTACAGATGTTAATAACGATAAAATTCAATCTTCATTATCGTTTATGAAACATCAAATTATTTCGTCGTGCAATTTTGATTCTCCCGTTTTCACTTATCTTAATGGTGGACTAAATTATCAAATAGAACACCATTTATTTCCAAGATACCACCATTCAAAATATAAAGAGTTGTCTGTTGTTGTGAAACAAACCGCACATAAATACAGTTATAGTTACACTCAATTTGATTCATTGTATAGTAATTTTAAAAGTACTATTCTACATCTTTACTTTTTGGGGAAATAATTTAATAAATGATATTATGAATTCGTTTTCATTTGATAATATCATTTATTAAATTATTTAAACATTAAGATTATTATAATATTATGAGCTATACCGTGTCTATCAACAATAAACGTATACACGATTTCTACAAAAATAATCCATCTATAGATGTAGAATCTTTAAATCTACTAATGATTGACTTTATTGAAAAACTTAATACTGATATGAGTAAAACTCTTACCGAAACCATCAATAAAGAAATATTAAGAAATGTCAATAATCTAGAACAAAATGTACGCACTATTAATAAAGATTACATAGAAACAATTAAAACTACCATGAAAATTAACTCCAATGAAGAAAGTGTTAAATTATCTTCTCTTATCAATAAATCTACTCAACAATTCACAGATAAAATTAACGAGGTTACAGAAAATAAATTTAAAACCACTTTAAATGATTTTAATAATAATATTATAAAAGAACTTAAAGAAAATAATAATTCAGATAATTTTATAAAGAAATTTGAGTCTAAATTGCAAACTATTCAACAACCTATGTACTCTTTTATCAGTTCACAACAAGAATTGTTAGTTAAAAAAATGAATGAAAACAGCAATGACAAATCTAAAATGGATGATGTCTTGAATGAATTGTCTGATTTTCTAAATAAAATGAAAAATTCTTCGGTACACAAAGGAAATTATGGGCAAAATATATTGGAAAATGTTCTTAATTCGGCATTTCCCAGTTCTCAAATTGTTAATACAAGCGGTACAAAAGCATCCGGCGATTTTATGATTAAACGCGATAATAAACCTGTAATACTTGTAGAAAATAAAGACTATAAATACAATGTTAATGCTGACGAAGTAAAGAAATTTATAAGAGATATTAACGAGCAAAACACACATGGAATATTTCTATCGCAACATTCAGGTATAACAACCAAAACTAATTATACTATTGATATATACGAAGGCAAGGTATTGGTTTATTTGCATAATGTAGAATATAATCCTGATATCATAAAGTGTGCGGTTAATATTATTGATAATCTAGCATATAAGGTGGAAATTATAGAAAATGATGAAGGCGAAACCATATCCAAGGAAACCCTACAAAAAATTAACTCTGATTTTCAAGTGTTCTTGACAAAGAAACAACTCGCTATCGACACAGCAAAAGACATTCAGAAAAAATTACTTGTGCACATCGAAGATATAGCTTTTCCAACCCTTTCAGATTGGTTAAGTAACAAAGGTGTTAATATGAATAATGCATGCACTTACCATTGTGAAATATGTAGTCAAGTCTTCACAAACAAACGAGCACTCGCTTCTCATAAAAAAGTTCATAAAAATAATGAACCTATTAAAAATGTTATTATTGATGCATCATCGTCATAATAAACTATTTGCAACCTTTATACGGTGCACATGACGCACGCATGGTAAACCCTTTTTTCTTTTTACTAAGACACCTTCTCTTGGTAAATTTACGTGGAAGTTTAAATATTTTACCATCACGTTTGCGTTTGCATTTTGACGACCTTTTACTTGTTTTACAACAATTAATCATTATATTATAATATAATATAATCATTTAACGTCTTCTTCTTCTTGTTTGTCTTACATTACGTCTTCGTTTTCCACCAGTTACTCGTTTTCCACCAGTTACTCGTTTTCCACCAGTTACTCGTTTTCCACCAGTTACTCGTTTTCCACCATTTGTTACTCGTCTCATTTCCAGTAATGCTTTTGCGGCAGCAGCTTTTACGGCATCAGCTTTTGCGGCATCAGCTTTTGCGGCATCAGCTTTTGCGGCATCAGCTTTTGCGGCATCAGCTTTGTTCTGGATTTCTTCTATTTTCAATCTCCTCATTTCAGCCCTCACAATTTTCGATGTGCCATTTGCTGTATTGACACCATTAACCCTTTTGTTTGAATTTCTAGGTGTAGCTAAAGGTTTAGCGGCAATGCTTTTATGTAGACCTTGACCCGTTAAAGATACCATATTAGATGGTTGCACCGCAGATGGTTGCACCGCAGATTTCGCGGTCGCGGACGCATCGTCTATCTTTTTCTTAATAGCAGTATTTATTAATTGCTTTCCAATTCTTCGTGTCAATATACCTAATTCAATAAAAAATAGTAAAGTGTTCATTAAAATGCTACCTATACCTGTTTCTGTATCTCTGAATGTTGCTTTTACAGGCGATTTTAGAGAACTACCAAATAATGTAAATACAGTAAAAACTACTCCCATCGCATACTTACTAGGAACAACCATGTTAATTACTTCCTGAAAATACATTACTTCTTTTTCTTGAAACTTATTTACTAATACCATATTATATATATTATTAACTCCTAAAGCAACGGTGTATTTTCCTAATTTACTTACCTTTACTAATCCCGCGGCTGTTATTGAAATAAATGCTAAAGAAATTATGGTTGCTAACAATAATTTAATAAATAATGCGAAACGGAATAGTGTTAGAGCTCTTTTTGCCATTTCATGGTCATTATACCTATATAAAATATCAGCATAAATTCTATATGATGAAAAATTAAACTCCTCTATATCAGCTGTTATATTGATTCCTATTTTTGCACTAGGTGTTACCTTCTTCTCGGGACTGAATGTGATGTGTTCGCCCGCTTCCGACCTTTGTTCTTCCTCCTTCCGATTAGGTCCCAAAGCAGCTATAAAACCAAACATTAAATGCTTACGCGTTTTAAGATATTCATTGACATATTGCATTACTATATCATTCAAGTTTGGTTCCGTGTTAGGATAATTTTTTTCTACCATATAATGCGGGGAACTAAGATCGGGAGTGGGCGAACCACCATTAATAGGTGTGGCATTTAATATTTTATTTACCTCAGCCTCGTCTATTTTCATCATACTACCTGTTATATTAATTGACATTTTAGAGTAGTCTTTCCCTTCATCCGCCAATTTTTTTATACATTTTTCATGAATAGTATCAGGTACTAAATATAAAAATTGCTTTTCTAAATTCGTCACTACATTGTTATGAGTGATAACACTAACTATTTCATTATCTAGGTTGGCATTATTAAGTATATCATTTATAGATGATTTTACCTCGTCTACAACCTCGTCGGGAGTAAGCGTTGATGTTATAATATTTTTCACACCCCTATGACCACTTTTTTTTTTGGTAACTCCATTAGATGGTGATAATGTCCTAGAAGTCACAGCATTAGGACTATCTAGGAATCTTTTACTCACAATGTCGCGTGGCGAGAAGGTAGAAGCTTTACTCACAATGTCGCGTGGCGAGAAGGTAGAAGCTTTACTCATAAAGTCGCGTGGCGAGAAGGTAGAAGCATTACTCATAATTTTGCGGGCGGACTTTTTGCGTGACGAGATCCTCTTTTTGCGTGACGAGATATTCTTTAAAGCGTTACTCGCTCTCTTGGCACGTGATAACGTATTAGAAGTTGTAGGTTCTGGAAGTATCATTACAGAATCTGGCGACGGAGAATTAATTTGCATATAATATAACGCAATATTATTTTGGTATATTTATTTCTTTTATTAAACTTATCTTACTTTTCTTATTATCAACATTATCATATAATTTACTTTGCAATTCAACATATTCTTCCATCAACTTATCATCATTCATAAAATTCGGATTCTCTTCTTCCCACTTTCTTATTAATGTAATATACTTATGTTGTAATTGTTTATCACCTTTCTCTATTAAAGAATTAACCATATCATCGTCTTTTTCCCAATCTTTATTGTTCTTTATACACAACTTCTTGCGTTTAGGATCATAACAATGTATAGGTCTTTTATAAACACCTAATTCATTTATTTTATTACAAATAGCATTTGATATGCTTGTTGTTATATTACTATTCTTTAATGCATGCAAATCATCCACTTTTAAATCTATTGACATCAAAAATTCACCCCAATCTACGGCATCCTTACAATCCTCATTCAAGAAAATATTTAAATTAAAATTCGTATTATTATTATTATTACCTACCTTTGGAACCAATTCAGATATTATATCCGACTGTTTTTTCATCTGCTTTAATGCTTCTCCCATCATTACCACTAAATCATCGTTATTCAAATCTTTAATCTTATCTTCATTTTTTACGCATTGCTTCTCATGATACCATAATCCATTTCTTGACATATATTGTTTCCCACATACACTACATATATGATTTGGCGACTTTTGCGACTTTTTTTGTTCAAAATGTTCTAAAACACAGTTTTTTTGATGTTTACGTGTCAAAAGGTGTTTGTTAAAATCGTTCTTTTTATACGTATTATAATCACAAAAATCACAACTATAGCTTTTGTGCGACTTTTGTGCGACTTTTTGTTCTAAAATGTTCATATATATTAGAACACAAAAGTCGCTTAAAATCATTTACATAAAATATAAATATTTTATGCTCATAATTTTTTTAACATAAATTTTTCAGTTGTTAGCATTATGGTCTGTTTTGCAAATTCTCAAATTTTTCTAATTCTTATCAGTGTTTTTTATAAAATGGACAAATATATTTGTCTATTTTTATATTTTACACTTTAAATTTGTGAAACACAGAGAATACCATTGACACTGAACCTTTATTTTTCTTATTTTAATTTTATTTTTGTACCTGTAAAGGTGTATTGTATTGATATACATGCTTTGTGACTAAACTAAATGACCAATCTAAACCGTTAAGGTTGAGTATTCGACCTTTGTCATCGTATAAAGTCACCTTCATTCTGGTAAGGTCTACTGGACCAAAATATGTTCTTTCGTTGTTTTGTAGAGGACCACTAAATTCAACAATGGGATAAGATTGATTATCTTTCCAATGATATTGTTTTTTAATTGGTATTTTTGCAAATATATTCGATATAATAGGAGAATCATATCTTGAATCACGTTTAGCATATAGATCTTCATTTATTGAATTATATGAATCTAAATAAGCATTTGGTATATTCTTTAAGGTAGTTATTTGGCGTGCTACATTGCTATTAGAAACATTACCTGTAGAAACTAAATTTACTTCTTCTGTTAATGTAGGCAATGAAATTTTATTAAATGGTCGTGATACACCTATCAATGCTTTATTGGTTTGGTTGTTATTGAAATCATCGATAGCCATTATAATATACCTTGTACCCCACGTGTTAACAATTGCGTCGCTAGTTATGATTGAATTAGGTTGAATTACTACCCCCGAAGTTCTAAATCCTAGCATCCATCCAAGATTGCTGTTTTTCCTTGCGTTCTCAAATACTATATTTGTTTCATCGTAAAAAATGAAACTTATACTTTCAGATGTATGATTTTCTAGTTTAGTTTTACCCGATGAATGTATGATACTTGCAGAAATATCCAAATTGTTATCGAGAAAAAGACTGTTTAATTCAATAATAATATCATTAGGACTATAATTTCCTTCTGTTATTTGATAACTTGCGTTATTTATCATTAAAACATCTGTTCCATAAGCTGTATCAAATGTATACCAAGCATACGGAAGTTCCAAAGAATAAAGATTAATATTTATTACTTTGCTAAGTGTTTCAGTAAACTCAAAAATATAATTTGTGGTATTAGAGTTATTTGCTTCAATGATTTCTTTATATTGACTATCTATGTTTGTGAACCTTGTAATTATTTGTTGATAATTCGGATTCATGGTTCCTTTCGTTAATGACGTATTGAATACATACTCGGTATCTTCTCTATTATCCGTTAGTAAGTTTTTTATAAGTATGTCCTGGGATTCTTTTATGAAATTGACTAAATCGCTGTTATTATCTTCATACGCTTTATCAGATAATTCCTTTGCTTTACTATTTATATCTTCAAGTGTAATGTTATTTATATCGTCATCAAAAAATAACTGCACTAATTCGTTCACAGTATAGTTCTGCGTGTTGAAATCGTCTGAAGGCATTTTATATATAACAAAATAAAATTGATTTAATATTTATTCATTATATGAATATAACATACAAAATGGCAGAACCAAAAACTTGTGCATTGTGTTGCGATGAATTCAACAAAAGCACAAA